ACCGCAAAGGCGACAACGAAGGATGTCTTGCAGATGAAGGCGATGATTCAGGCTGGCGTACCGCAGACAAAAATCGCGTCTTTGTTTGGACTTCATCAATCGACGATCAGCAAGATAAACAGGGCAGAACGCTGGAAGCATCTTGCAGAACAGTAGCATCGTGAAGTACATTTCAATTCGAGCGGACCGGGCCTTCCCCCGCTGCTCACCAACTTGGCTACCGGGAGGCGGTAGTTAAAGGAGACTCAAAATGGCTGTCGCATCCTTGCGTTACGATCACCCCGCCTACACGGTTCCTCTCGTGTTCAGCGGTTCCACCACTGCCGGCGCAAACGGCGTTACCACGAAGTTCTGCGCCTTTACCGCGATGAAGCTGAAGCAGGTTGTCAATGCGCCGAACCTGGCGCTGCCGACCACTGCGGCCGGTTCGCAACCGTTGCTCTACACCCAGAACGGCACCACGACCACCACGACCACGCTGACGGTGCTGACTTCGGCATCCTATGCGACCGTGACCGATGACATCTCCGACGTCACGCTGGCGGCCGGCAATGCCTTCTGGTTCACGCACGGCACCGATGCAACGACCTCGCGGTCGGTGGCAATCGAAGCTTATGTGATTCCGGGCAGCAACCTGCAGGTGTAATCCGGCGATTCAGTGAAGTACCCGGCCGGGGCGACTCGGCCGGGGTTTTAAGGAGACACCATGAAGAACCAATCATTCAGCGGAAAGTTCGTGGAGAACGAAGGCGCATCTGCTGCCGACCTCGAGCGTGGGTTTTCTGATACCGGCGCCATCCCCGAGACTGGCGAAAGCATCAGCGGGGCGCAAGCGGCCGCCGACAAGGAAGCGAAAGAGGCCGCGGACTACCGCGCCATGTGCAAGAAGAACGACTGGAACTGCCCGGAAGAGACCGGCGGATTCCTGGACGATTGCTGCGAATGAAGCTCGACCGCTCCCGCCCGTTTGCCGAGACCATCGGCGGCAGTGTTGCCCGCTACCATCAGGACGGCAAGGACTTCGACGCCAACGGTGACGAACTCGAGCGCGGCGATGCCGAGGTGGTCAAGCGCAAGCCTGGCCGGCCGCCGAAGTCGAAAACGTCGAAGAGTCTTGTCGCGGAGCATGTCATCGAAGAGATGTGCGCTATGGCCGCGAAAACTCCGAGCGGGGCATTTGTTGAGTTCGGCGTTTATCAGGGCGGGTCGGCCGTAAAGCTTGCGGAGGTGGCGACGAAGCAGGGCAGGGAACTGCACCTGTTCGACACCTTCACCGGCATCCCGTTCGTTGGCGAGTTCGATCAGCAACCGCTCGGGGATTTTAACGACACCAGCGCGGAAGCGGTCAAGGAGTTGATTCCGTCGGCGGTCATGCATGTCGGGGTATTCCCCGAGACCATGCCGAAGAAGTTCCCGAAGGTTGCGTTCTTGCATATCGACGCCGACCAGTACCAAAGCTACGTGGACGCGATCCGAATCTTTTGCCCGCTGATGGTTCCCGGCGGCGTTATGTGGTTCGATGACGTTGGGTGCCTTCCGAGCGCCGACAGGGCAGTGACGGAAGCGTTTCCTATTTCGGTGCAGCAAGTTGCTGCCTGCAACAAAGTCTTTGTGAGGTTCTGATGACCTGGAGCATGGAAACGTCGCTTGGAAACGAGGCCGGCAAGATCAAATGGGAACTGGTCGAATACACCAACGGGGTCGGCCTTGACCTCGGCTGCGGCCATTCGAAAGCGTTTCCGCACTTCATCGGGGTGGATAACGGCCACCATTGGGGAACGGCCGGCGCCGACATCGCGGTCAAGACCTGCGAGGATCTGGGCATCTTCGCCGGCCAGTCGATGGACTTCGTGTTCTCGAGTCATCTGTTGGAACATATCCAGGACACCAAGGCCGCACTGAAGGAATGGTGGCGCGTCCTGAAGGTCGGCGGGCGCCTGGTGCTTTACCTGCCGCATAAAGACCTGTACCCGAACTGCGGCCAGCCCGGGTCGAATCCTGACCACAAGCACGATTTCATGCCCGAGGACATCGAAGGCATCATGAAGGACATCGGTGGTTGGGATCTGCTGCGCAACGAGACCCGCGCCGAGACCAACGAGTATTCGTTCTTCCAGGTCTACCGGAAACTCGCCAGCGACAAGCACCGCTACTCCTACCGCGAACCGAAGCCGGCCAAGACGGCCTGCGTGGTCAGGTACGGGGCTTTCGGTGACGCCATCCAGACCGCCAGCATCCTGCCGCTACTGAAGGCCCAGGGATACCACGTTACCGTCTATACGACTGCGGTCGGGCATCAAGTCCTGAAAAGCGATCCGCACATCGACAAGTTCGTGTTGCAGGCCAATGACCAGATCCCGAATCAAGACCTCGGGGAGTTCTGGGACAACCTTGCGACCAAGTTCGACAAGTTCGTGAATTACTCCGAATCGGTCGAGCGGTCCCTGCTTGCCATGCCCGGGTCGACCGTGCATAAGTGGCCGAAGTCGCAACGGCACCTGTTCCTGAATCACAACTACGTCGAGTTCATGCACTCGATTGCTGAACTGCCCTACAAGCCTGCTCCCAAGTTCTACCCGACGGACGATGAACGGGCCTGGGCGCGCAAGGAAAAGGCCAAGATGGGCGGCCAGGTGATTCTCTGGTCACTCGCCGGGTCTGCCGTGCATAAGACATGGCCGCACCTGGACGCGGCGATCGCGCGGATCATGCTGCGCGACAAGACAACGAAGGTGGTGCTGGTCGGTGATGAACTGTGCCAACTGCTCGAGGCCGGGTGGGAGAGCGAACCGCGCGTCATCTGCCGGTCTGGCAAGTGGTCGATCCGTGAATCCCTCGCCTTCGCGCAGGTTGCCGACCTGGTGATCGGGTCCGAGACCGGGGTGTTAAACGCGGTTGGAATGGAACCGGTGGCGAAGATCGTCACGATGTCGCACTCGTCTGTCGAAAATCTGACACGCGACTGGCTGAACTGCACCAGCCTTGAGCCGAAAACTTCGTGCTATCCGTGTCATCAAATGCACTACAACTTCGACCACTGCCGGCGCGACGATGTGACCGGCGTGGCGCAGTGCCAGGCGGACATCACGGTCGATGACATGTGGTCGGCCATCGTCGGGCATCTGGACAAGAGGGAGGCGGCATAGTGGGACGCCCATTGATCGACCTAGCCGGGTTCAGAACTGGAATGATGACCGTTCTTCATGTCGATCCGTCCTATGCGTTGGTTGATTCAAAATCAAGGCACAGGTGGATTGTCCAGTGCGATTGCGGAAACAAGAAAAGCATTTCAGGTCAGGCAATACGAACCCTCGGGCAAAAGTCATGTGGGTGCATGAGGGGTGTTGGCGGAAGGTTTGAAAAGAAGCACGTTGGCGTTCCAAAGCCGGCTTTACAACGCTGGCAGAACATGATGCGGAGATGTTACAAGCCGGCAAATGAAAAAGACGCCAAGAACTATATGCTTCGCGGAATAACGGTATGTGCCGAATGGCACGACTCGGCAGCGTGGTATCGAGACATGGGAGACCCGCCGTTTATTGGTGCATCAATAGACAGGATCGACAACAACGGCAATTATGAGAAATCAAATTGTCGGTGGGCAACGGCATCGCAACAAAACCTGAATCGCCGCAAGTTCTCAAGACGGAAGGGGAATTATCATTAGCACTTCAGGAACCTACACCTACAGCGCAACGGCGGCCCAGGCCATTCAGGAGGCGCTCGAGATCCTCGGGGTGCTGGAGTCCGGCCGAACCCCGACCACGGCAGACCAGACTTCTTGCCTGACCACGCTGAACATGATGGTCAAGCAGTGGAGCGGGAATTTCGACTTTGCGCCCGGCCTGAAAGCCTTCGCCCGGAAGCGGGGCTATGTGTTCCCGCAAAAGAATCAAGGATCGTACTCGCTCGGGCCGACCGGCGACAATGCCTCGCTGACCTACAACACGACCACGATGCGGATTGCCGGGGTTACGTCCGACGTCACGCTGCAGGTCGGATCCACCACCGGCATGACCGCCGCGGACAAGATCGGGATTCTGCTCGATTCCGGCACGGTTCAATGGACTACGATTACCACGGTCACCGACGTGGACACGCTGGTTATCCCGGCGACCGGCCTGACCTCGGCGGCCGCGGTAGGGAATCGCATCTTCACCTACACCACGAAACTGATGCGGCCGCTTTACATTGAGAATGCGGTGCTGCGCGACACGGACGGCAACGATTCGGACCTCAATCCGATGATGGTCGATTACTACGAGGCGCTGCCGAACAAGAGTACCGACGCCGAGCCGGCGTTCTACCTGTACGAGAACAGCCTGATCAACGGGACGCTGCTGCTCGACTACGAACCGTCCGACATGACCAAGGTCATCCGCCTGACGTTCATGGCGCCGGCCGAGAACTACGACGCGGTGGCGAATGACATCGCCTACCCGCAGGAGTGGTTGGCGGCGATTGCGATGGGCCTGGCGAAACGGGTTGCGCCGAAGTTCAAGGTCAATTGGTCGCAAGAGTTGGAGTCGAATTACATCGAGGCGTTGTCGATCGCCCGGACCTCCTACGCCGAAACATCCGAAGAGTATTTCCAGCCTGGTCTTGAATAATGCGCCTGCCCCTTGCCGGTGAGATAGATTCGCGCGACGGTTCGTCAAACAAGGACGAACGGCTGACGAACGTCCTCGGCGAGGACAACAACGGTCAGCAGATGGCGACTCTCCGTCCCGGTCTTGCAACCATCGCAACGGCATCCGGCGCCGGTGGCGGCGCGGTGAATTTCAACGATGTCCTGATTACCGTGTTCGGGACTACGCTCGGATCGGGTACGACGCCGACGACAATCTCAACCGTGGTCGCAGGCAACTACGATTTCTGTGCGAGTCCATTGTGAGACTTCCGATCACTCCACAGATCAGCACCAAGGACGGACTTTCGAACAAGAACGCCCGCCTGACGAACTGCCTCAAGGAAGTCAAGAAGTCAGGCGAGGAAAAGGCTGTGATTCGTCCAGGTCTGGTATTAGACGCGCAGGCTTCCGGAGTCGGCGGCGGGTTGGTGGTGTTCAACAATCAACTGGTTTCGGTGTATGGGACTACGCTTGGTTTTGGGGTTGACCCACCGACAGAAATAACCTCGGCGTTTTATAACGCATCTGGAATCCAAATTTTAAGCATGGTGAAACTTGGCAGTAATTACCTTTGCCAAAGTGAAAGCCAAATTTACTCGACTACAGACTTTGTTTCTTTTACTCCGTTACTGTCAGACCTTTATTATCTTGGAGCGCTAGAAACAAACGGCACGATAGCTGTTTGCGGAATGGAAAACGACGATACCGGCGATTCTGGATTTTTGAACATCAGTAATAGCTTGGTAGTGACAGAGGTTATTGAGACATACGCACCGTCATTTACCGTGTGGAGTGGAACGAAGTTTTTTGCAACCAAATCAGCAACGCAAACGGTGACTTCGGCAGACGGAGTTACATGGGCAGATGGAACAGCCACCACTAGTTTTACAGGCCAACGGATTGCTTATGGGAATGGAATCTTTCTGCGTGTTGGCGTAAATGCAGGGCTTGTTTATGCCCAAACATCAACCGATGGGGCTTTGTGGAGTTCTGCCGTTCAGATAACGGGAATCACTGCCACTTACGGCCAATATGCAACAACGATGAATTTGATTTACGCAGGAGATAGATTCGTATTCTCTGGCCGCGATTGGGTAACAACTTCAACAGATGGAGTTACTTGGGCATCTGAGTACCCATACCCGGAAAACTTTGATGTTGTTGGGCTTGCCTATAACTCGACGCTAGACGCTGTTATCACCCTTGGGTCATATGCTACTTACGGAATTCCGCAAACAAAAATGATATCAACAGATAACGGATTAACGTGGATCGATACAGGGGAAGCTGTTTATAACGGGATTCAGTACAACGGCGCATATTCAAGTGGGGCAACAATTATTGCTTTTGGATCAACTGTTGTATCTGGTGCAGCAAGCAACATCGAGGTTATTTCAGATGGAACAGCGGCAACCATTCCAGCACTCGCCACCATCGCAGCCGGACCCTACGACTTCGCCCAAAGCCCGATATGAGCCAACTATTCCTAAAGACAAAGACTGTCGGGTACTACATGGTTCAGAACGCGAACCAAGCCCTGTACTCGCAACTGTTCAGCAATGCGGCATGGACCAAGACGAACATCACCCTGACCGCCACGCAGACCGACCCAAGCGCAGGGACGGAAGCATTCACCCTGACCGCAGGCGCGGCGAACGCGACCATGCTGCAATCGGTGGCGCTAACCGGAACGCTCAATCGCACGTTCAGCATCTACCTGAAGCGCAAGACCGGAACCGGCAACATCAGCATCACGGTCGACGGATCAACATACTCCGTCGAAACGACTACCGGCGCATGGGCGCGGTTCGACACGACCCTGACCGCATCAGGAACCGTTACCTGCGGCATCAAGATCGCTACGAGCGGTGATGAGGTCTATGCGGCTTGGGCGCAGTTGGAGGACGGACTAGCAACAACCTATGCCACGAATACAGCGAACCGCTACACGGTGACACAGATTACCGACGCAGATTATCCGAGCAACACGACACGCGGCTGCGCTTTCCTTGATGGCCGATTCTTCGTGATGGATACAAAGGGCGACATCTACCAATCCGCATTGGAAAATGCCGCATCGTGGTCTGCGCTCGAATTCATCGGTACGCAGATCGAACCGGATCAAGGGGTCTACCTTGCCAAGCACAACAACTACCTTGCCGCCTTCAAGCAATACAACACAGAGTTTTTCTATGACGCAGCGAATGCGACAGGATCAATTCTCGCACCTGTCCAAAATGCCGCAAACAAGATCGGATGTGCTTCTGACGCTTCAGTCAAAGAAATGGCCGGAACGATTTGTTGGATGGGGCAGACGAAGGACGGGTTTGGAAGGGGCATCTTCCGCCTGAACGGGATGGCTCCGGAGAAGATTTCGACGCCGCAGATCGACAAGATTCTGAACGCTGATTCGCTGGCGACGGTTTATTCGTGGAGCGCGAATGTCGGGAGTCACTTGCTCTACGGCCTGACGCTTGTAACCACTGGCGTCACATTGGTCTATGACTTCACCACTTCCCTGTGGTCGTTCTTCACCTACCTGGTTTCGAGCGGGGTCACAAAGACCGTCACGGCCATCACGGCGGCCGGCGTGGCGACTTCTGCCGCTCATGGATACTCTGACGGTGACATCACCCTGATCGCCTCTACAAACGCCGATTTCAACGGCTGGCATGTGGTTACGGATGTCACGACCAACACATTTCAGTTGCAGGCGACGGGAACCGTGTTCAGCGGGTCGGGGACTTCGGTCAAGCACACGGAGACTTACTTCCCCGTTATTGCCTCGACCTCGGCCAATGGCAAGCAGTACATGCAACATGCTACTTCGGGCGCTTTGTACGAGTTCTCGCAATCGACCTACATCGACCCCATTGGAGCCATCGCCGCGCGCATCCGGACGCCCAAGTTTGACGGCGGTTCGTCGGCATTCAAGACGATGGGGTCGGTCGAGGTCATTGGCGACAAAATTAGCTCCACGGCCCTGCTGCGTTACACTGATAACGATTGGGTTTCTTACTCGTATTTCAGGCCAGTGGATCTGAGTATCGAGCGGTCGAACCTGTTCCGGATGGGACGGTATTCAAGGCGCTCGTTTGAATTGCTGCACCTCAAAAACGCACTGCTGCGGCTTGAGGCATTGGAAATAGGAGAATAATCATGGCAAGCCAAGCGTTTAGAGATGCAACCAACGGGACCGCTGTAACAAGAGACAGTTTGCTCAAAAAGATAGTCGATTTGACTGGCTTTTCCAATAACGCCGGTTATAAAGGCGGGATGGATGCGTTCGGAAACTTCAGCGGCCAAAACGAAAAGGTTGCTGCATTTCACGAAGCGAACGCGCTAAAACAGTTGCTAGGATACTTCCCCGGAGATTCCGGCGGTTCCGGTGCGTCATGGTCAAACCCGTTCGGCGGTGCCGGCGGATCTGGTGGCGCAGTCGGTGGCGGTGGTGCCGGTGCCGGCGCGCCGCGGTTCTCCAACGCCGACAACCGATTCGCTGCCGGTCTGAGTGATGCCGAAACTCGACTCCGTTCCCTGCTCGACAATCCCGATTCCATCAAGCAATCCGCCGCCTACAAGTTCCGCGTGGGGCAGGGTCAGGAAGCCTTGCAGCGCAGCCTCGGGGCCAAAGGACTGCTTAACTCTGGAAACCGACTGATGGAACTGACCAAGTACGGTCAGGACATGGGGTCGCAGGAATACGACGCCCAGGCCGGCCGGCTTGGTGACTTGCTCGGCAACTACTCGCAAGGCTACACCGCCGACAAGAACGCGAACGTCAATCTGTACGGGGCGCAAGCTACCGCATTCAACCAGGCGCAGGCGAACCAGAACAGCCTGATCACGAACAACCAGAAGATTTGGAGCGAACGGACTCCGGTAAATATTCCGGGCATCAACAACGGTTATAGGTGGGTGTGATCATGGCGAGCCTACGCGACCTTTTGAATTCCGGGATGCCTCCCAAGGAAATCAACGCCCTGCTGTCTCAATCGACCGTGGGGACCGAAGGATTCCGCCAAGATGGGATCATGGGCGGTGACCCTTACATGCCTCCGCAACCTTTGCCGCAGAACTACGTTCAAGTCGGGAACCGCGCTCCGATTGACCTTGGACCGTCGCAACCTGCCGGCCCCGCCCTGGACTACTCCAGCCCGATTGAAATGGGTGGGGTAGGCAAAGGCTACCGGCTGAAGGGTGACTCGACTCGCGCATTCATCAACGGGCAGATGGTCAGTATGGGGCGCGATACCGGCGCGGAGCGGGCGCGGATGAAAGAGGATTTGCTGATCGCCAAGCAGCGTCAGGAACTGGACAACAGCGGCATCGAGAACCAACTGAAGCGGGCGCAGCTTGACCAAATGACCCGCGGCGGTCAAGGTATTCCGAAGCTCGAAAAGGGCGAGGTATGGAACGCCGAAGCCGGCCGGGTGGATGCTGCGCCGGGATCGTCGCGGTTTATCACTCAGCAGGGAAAGTTTGCGGCAGATAAACGAGCATTGGATTCTGTTGCCATGAAAACGCAGGGCGCCGTTGATAAGGTCGATGAAATACTCGGCCCCGGTGGTTCGGCTGGCCCTGGCGACGGGTTCAAATCGAACTTCGGCGGATATAACGCCTACCTGACGCAATACCTGCCCGGCGAGGCCAGCGATAAGCGCAAGAAGATTGACAGCTTGAAGTCAGACCTTCGCGCTGCAGGTCTGGAAATGATGCGCTCCGGTGGTTCGATTGGGGCGATGACTGAACGAGAGTGGCCGATTGTCGAACAGATGATGGCCGGCATTTCTCCGGTATTGAGCGAAACGGAAGCGGCTTTCCAGCTTGCCAAGGTCAAGACCAAGATGCAGCAGATTCGATCCTCTGCACAAGAGGATTACGATACTTCGTGGCGCAATACGCAATTCGGCGCGCAGGGCACGGCCGCTAGTCCGGCGGCGCCTGGCGCCACCATTAAGCGAGACCTAAGTCCGCAGGACGCGCAGGCTTTGGCTTGGGCTGCAGGCAATCCCGGCGATCCGCGCGCTGCACAGATCAATGCGAAACTAGGGGTGAAATGATGGCTTTTGATCCTGACCAATACCTTGCGGGTGCGTCGGGTGGGTTTGACCCTGACGCCTACCTCGGAGAGAAGCCGGACAACGCCGGAACTTTGGCGAATATCGGCCTCGGCGCGCTGCGTGGCGCGCCGGCACAGGACCGTCCGCCTATTGATGAACCGAACCAGTTCGAACGGCTTCTGGCGAAGATCACCATTCCGGATTCGGCCCAATGGGGACTGAACCGGGCGCGCGGGTTCGCAATGGGCGCCGCGGACCCGTCCGTCGGGGCTTTCCAGTTGGTCGCCAATGTTGTCGGGCAGGGTGATTCGGTCAATCAAGCCATTGCCGACAAGGAGCAAGCTTACGAGGCCGAGCGCCGCGGCGTGGGGTCGGAGGGTTTCGACTGGGCGCGCCTCGGCGGAAACGTGGCAAGTCCGGTCAATCTCCTCGCCTCGGGCGTTGCGATTCCTGAAACTGTCGCCGGCAGGGCAGGCTACGGGGCCGCTATGGGCGCCGCTGGCGGGTTGTCGCAACCGGTCACGGACGCGCCAACGGACGGATTCTGGGGCAACAAGGCCATCCAGGGCGCCGCCGGAACGGTTCTGGGCGCCGGCATGGCGCCGGTCATCGGGAAGTTCGGGGACCGGGTTGCGCGAATGATCGATCAGCGTGACCCGGCAATTCAGGTGGCTGCCCAGGCGGCGCTGCAGCAGCAGACCGACGCAACCATCGCAAAGGCGCTGGCCGAGGTCGGGCAGAACATCAACGACCTTCCGCAGTCCGTGGTTGATTCGCTTCGGCAGCAGGTTGCCGGCGCGCTGCAGAAGGGCAAGCAACTGGACCCGGCCGCCATCCTTCGGCAGCAGGACTTCGAATCGGTCGGGATGCCGGCCCTCGCCGGCCAGGTCAATCGTGACCCGATGCAGTTCGCCCGGGAACTGAAC